AGGAGCCGCTTCGCCGTCACCAGCGCAGACCGGACAACGCCCGCCGCACTCGCCGCGCACAAAGAGTCGATCGTCTGATACTTCCTGCCATCCCGATGCATCGATTGATGCAAGCACGGCATCCGTATCGTATCCAGAGAACAACTTCACTGCTCCGCACTTGCAAAACAACCGTAGAGCTTTAATACGGACGCCCATTAGCGCACCGCCTTTTCGATTTCAAAGTCTGAGCAGCCGCACCCAAAGGACTTGCACCGAAACGCGCCAGAGGATACGTAGGTGTGCTGATGCTGCGCGTGTCCGCAGATGCAGAGCGTGTCGAAAATGTCGCGGAGCGGCACTTGCGCTAAGCGCCTATTCTCGGCCGCGAGCCGTTGAATCTCGGCGTTCAGATCGTGGATCGACATCTCCGAATAATCCTTAGTGACGCCCATTAGCGCACCCGCCTTTTGATTTGCTGTTTCGGTCTGCTTCAGGAGCCATGCCGCGTATGCTGCTTTTGCGAAGCGCGAGCGTGTCATACGAGGCGATCCCGGCTTCCACTTGTTCAACTGACAGGCCGTGATGACGTGGGTTGAGTGTGTCGGCCATTAGCGCACCGCCTTGTGAGCCTGCGTGCGTTGTTCAGAATCCCACCGCAGGAACGAAAGCCAGCCGTCATCAGCGTTCACTTTCGCGCGATACGCCGCTTTCACTTCAGGACAGTTCCAATCCGCCATCGTCATCGTCCACCGATCCCGCTGGCCGTCCGATCGCGACTTGACCGTCTCGGAGAACCGCGCGTCCGCTTGCTGCGCGATCGCGTAGAGCACGTGTGGTGTGTTCGTCTTGTTCATGTCTACTATCTTAGATAATAACGTTATCACTGTCAAGCGGTTTGTTCTGTAGGACTAACCCCTACGCTACTGGCGCGACGGGGCACGTTCCACCGCATGGACTTGCACCCTGGACACTCCACAGGCAGGCGGTCTGAGAGCCGAGGCACCCACGCATGGGCACATCGGAGACACGACAGAGAGGATTTGATGGGTTTCGGGCGTTGCGCTCGTTTGGGCATTAGATAATAATAATACGCCTTATGGCAGTATCAGTCAACCCAACGACGTTCAGGGAGAAATTGGCTGAATTCAAACGGCGCGCGGTCGCCGCGCACGATGAACCCGCGCGGCTTGCGCTCTGCCGTGAATTCGCAACCTATCGGTTAGTGGACCATCGGTGTAAGTCGTATGCGGAGCGGCGGGAGCAATGGGCCAATCGCACGCAGAAAATGCACCGGCACGACTGGCGCGGGCAAACGTGTTTCGTCTGTCACGGCGCGGCGACTCAGCGCCATCACATCATCGCGTTGATCAACGGAGGATTGCCGACAAAGCGAAACACCGTCTGGATTGATGCTAAGTGTCACGCCAGAATTCACCCGTGGATGGTGACTTAAGCCGCGTTTTTCGGTCGAGGCAACCGGGGCAGATGACTCAGGTTCCACGCAGTGATCCGCCGTTCCATTTCTTCGCGGATCGCCGGTTCCCCCCGGCTGCGCCAGTCCTGTTCCCAGTCACAGACCGCGAGCACTCCCGATGGATCGGCCCGGTGCGCCCGCGCATGGGCCAGATTGTCGCGCCACGCCCGTTCCGTCAGGGCGCACAGGCTCATCCAGGTCACACCACGAGCGCGATCCGCAGGTAGGGCCAGTCGCGCACATCTGGCGCCGACAAGCCCGCGAAACTGCGGAACCGGTCTCCGAGTTTCGTCAGATCCGGATTGAGCAGCAAGCCGAAGTTGCCGGCCGGGTTCGCAATCCACTCCTGCACCATCGCCGTCAGGTTCCACGCTTTCGCTTGTGCCTGCCCGACGCCCACGTTGATCGCGTCATAGGCCGTGGTGATATCCGCTTGCGCCATCGGCACCGTGCCCGCGCAACAGGCAGTGGCCGTCCACGGCGACTCGACGCCAGCGAGAAACCCGGTCGCTGTCTCCACGTCCACCGCTCGCAGGAGTTTGTGGGCGCTGACGCGATAGGCATTCGTGCCGAGCTCGTCCGCGTCATCCAAGGTGAGGAGGAGCGTGGCCGATTCCACGGTCGTCGTGAGCGGTAACACCGGGAAGGCGAACTTGAGAATCACGGCGTTGCCCACCATGCGCACGGGCCAGGTCGTCACGACGAGATGCCGCGTGTTCGCGTGCGGGTCGTGAGGTTCACGCACGTTGAGGACGGTCGTCTCAGGGAAGACATCGAGCAGCATCGCAATGCGGATAATGGAGGGCGCATTCGGGGGCGGGTTGTTCGTCCACGTGAACGCCAGCGGCGCCGACTTCGCGCTTTCCGCCGTCACGTTCTGCGCCGTGGCGGTAATGCTGTGCGCCCCGACCGTTTGCACGGGAAACGGGGCCAGACACGTAAAGGGCGAGACCGTGCCCGTGCAGACCGCTGCCAGCACGACGCCGACCGTCTGCGCGTCCGTATAGGTCCGGTAGGTGTAGCTGACGGCCGTCGCGAGATCCGGCGCCACGATGTCAAACTGCGCCTTCGCGCCAGGATAGGCGAAGACGGTCTGCGCGGAGGCCGGGAGCGCCGAGAGCACGAGCGCCGCGACGACGACGGACAGCACCTTAATCATGCGAGTCTCCCTGTAGACGAGTTCCGCGCCTTCGCGTCCGCAATCGCCGTCTTCAGCGAGACGAACGCTTCATGCACTTGTCGGGTCGCATCCAACACGAGGGGATCGTTCACGACGTCTTTGCCGATGCCCGCTTCGATCGCCTGAATCCCGGCTGCCGCGAAGGCGTCGATCGCCACGCCGATTTGTGCGTCCCCAGTCGCCGCGACAATCTCCTGCGCCCGTTGCAAGGCAATCAGGATGTAGGGCAACACCGCCACCACGTTGCCGAGGTTCAACGCCCGATCCGCGCTTGCCTTCGATCGCTTCGCCGGTTTCTTCTTGTTCGCCATTGGATGACTCCCTACATAGCGGCGCAGCGCCGCATACAGATCCGCTTTGTTCAAGACGAGTTCGCCGGTCCAGTCGTGATCGTTCAACACCGACGGTGAGATGACTTGCGCACCAGACGGAAACGCTTTCGCCGTCGTGAGTGCCGCAATCAACGCCCGCCGATCCCACAGCGCCGACGCGTGACTACTGAGCGGGGGCGTCCCAGGTCCGACGAATCCCACGCCGATGCGCCGCCGCGAGGATCTGCGGGCCATTCGTTCAAGGTCTTGAGCATGTCACGTTGGCGCGCGTGCTGCCTGTCCTGAACAGCACACCCCGATCGTCAGCCGTTCCGCGCTCGCACGAGGTCTAAATAGCGCGTGCCCCACGCATCGCGCCGATAGAAGCCGGCGGATTCTTCGATGTTCGTCAATGACTCCAAGAAGCCATACGTCACCTTGGCCTTCCGCCAGCCGCGAAACGCGTCCCGCAACGTCTCCCCGTCGCGACGATCGATCTGTCGCTGCCCATCGCTGTAGTTGCGGAATCCCGGCACGGCCATGCCCGTCACGATCCCATTGCGCGGATTCCTGTGCGTGGACCAACTTGCAGTCGGCGGGGTGAACCACGCATGGATCCCGTAGGCGGTGATGGCCGCTGGCCAGCTCGTGTCGACGATGTGGTCGGGCCGCCCGAAGCCTTCTTGTTCCATGCGAAACGAGATGTGGTCGAGCAGCCGCTGCGCCGAGGCCCAGTGCTCCATGCCCTGCGGCACGACGCCCTGGCCGATGCCCCACCACCAGACGAGCGGCCGGCCGTTCGGCGTGCGCTCGAGCCGCAGCCGATCGGCGCTGTCATCGAACACCTGAAAGAACGGCCGCAGCATGTGCGTCCAGATGCGCTCGCAGTGATCGACGTTGTCGAAGTCGATCCCGACCGGATAGTCTGGGGTGCTCAATACGTCGCCGAGCGCCGCCGTATCCATGAACGGTGCCCAGGTCGGGAAGGGCGCGGTCCACCCGTCTGGAAACAGAAATGTCTCGGCGACGTCTCGCATCATCGACACGCACGGGAAGCCCGCATCCTGGACTCCGCGCAGCACAGGCGTGAGGCCGTCAATCTGCGCGAGACACGCCGCTTCGTAATACAGGTTCTCCCAGGTGGCGCGATCAAACCGATCCCACGTCAGTCGGCCGTCATCGGTCCACGGCCACTCCGTCCACGGATGATTCTGCTCGTGTAGTTCGTGGATATTGAACCCGTAACCCACGTTCATCAGCGTGCGCATGACGGCGAGGTCTACCCGCGTAAGCCTTCCACGAACGCCGCCGCACACGCGCGCTCCAACGGGTTGAACAGTCGCGAGATCGGCACGTTCGGATCTTGATTCCCGGTGCCCGCCCAATGGTGGAACCGTCCGCCATTCGCCGCCCGCGCTTCCGCGCCGCAGCGCTCGTAGACGCGCGGTTGATTACATTCGCCGTTCCCCGTGCCGGGTTTCATGTTCTCATCGCAAATCGAAATGATCGGGCCCGATCCGTCGTCGGCCCCGTAGAGATATTCAATCGGGCCGTATTCCATGATCGACTTCGGCAAATCGCGCCGGCCGGAGAACCCGTAGTAATCCCACTTCGCGCCGCCAATCGGTTTCATATTGGACGCATTCGCGGCGAGGCGATCCGTCGGGCGGCTGAACGTCGCGGGGTCAAACCCGTTCTTGTCGTATTCGTTGCCGAGCTGTTCGAGATGATTGGCGATGCCCTTCGTCGCCGCGCGCACGTCAGCGACACGACGCTGCTGATCGCTGGCGTTCGGATTCACCACTTGGCAATCGGCCAGAATGCACCCTTGCACATACATCTCATACTCGTTGCAGAGTGCCAGAAACGGCCGCAGTTTGTCTAAGGGCATCTGCCACTTGTCGCCGCGATTGCGAATGTCCTTCTGCCAGAGCACGCGGAGATTGTTAAACCCGAGATCGTGCCGTTCCTGCAACACGGGGCGACACGCGTCCGGTCCTTGCCGATCGTAAATCACGCCGAGCAGCAATTCCGTCGATCCGATCACGACATACCGATCGCCGGCGGCCGTCACGAAGTCTTTGTCTTCGATGTGCAACGCGGGGAGCTGCACCGGATCGGCTTCCACGATCGTGACCGCAAACGCGATGGGTGTCTGCGAGGTCGCTTCCACCAGCAGCGCGTGATCGACGCACAGGTAGCCGCGATCTCTCGCCGCGATCGCCGTGGCGGGTGCGTGCGGATTCAGCTTCCACAACTGCCATGCGCTCAAATCCGTGCCGCGCGTGTTCACCTCGCCGCCGCCGCCGTCTTCGGCTCTGAGGTAGCCGCCGTGTGCCGATCGCAACCCGACTTGATTCGAGTCCGTCTTGATCACGTCCCAGGTTTCCCACGAGGCGATCGTCATGCGGGAGGCCGTCACGGAGCCATCCGCTTCCGCGCAGACATACAAACCGTTCGGCGCGCAGAGGGCGATCTTCACGCGTCCCCGTCGTCCAGCCGGAGCCGCGCGTTCAGGGCGAGCGGCAAGACTTCCGCCGTCTCTGGCGGCACGGTCACGAGTTTGAACAGCACGGGTTTCCCCTTCATTAATTCCGCTTCCGCCTTCGCCCGCGTGATCACAAGCGGGAGAATATGCGCCGCGTCTCGTTCACTGGCCGTAATCAGTTCGCCCATATCCGCTTCCCGCTGGAGCAGGGCCACCGCGAGTTCCCGTTCTTCGTCGGCCGTGAGGGTGCCCGGCCCCACTTTCGCCAGGAGTTCATCCATGCGCGGCGTGTGGAAGTGCGTGAGTTCCTTGATCAGAATCGCTTGAAACGCCGTGCTGATCGGCACGACCGCCGCCGAGAGCACCGCCAACTTCGCTTCCATCGCCCGAAAGTCGGTGACGAGTTGCGCGTGATCCTTGGCGAGTTGCACGGCCGCCGCTTCCCGGTCCTTTTCGATTTGCTTCGCCAAGTCCACGCGGGTGTCTTCGAGCTTCTCGGCCATCTTCTGCGCGACGTTGCGATTGAACCAGTAGCGCGCCGCGACCCACGTCAACGCCGATCCGACGAACATCAAGAGAATCGAGATGCCGACGGCGTTGATCTGGATCGTCATCGCACCCGCAAGACCGGCCCGCCCGTATTCAACCCCAAGGCTTGCAGCAAATAGAGCACGGCGACAATGACGAGCAGGACATAGATCACGGTCACAATCGGCGCCGGGATGCCGAAGGCGCCCGCAATCGCACGCACGGCCCAGAACACCAAGCCGATGATGATCACGAACACGAGCAACGCCATCAGATTCATCCTGTGCTCCTATCGACTCATCTGGTGATACGGCAACCGTCGATTCACCCTAGCGACCCATCATCGGCGTGGATCGCCGCAGTTGATCCAGTAACGCCCGTTCCGAAGCCGTCAACGCTTGCCCGCCGCCCGTGTTCCAGGCGCCGACGTTCGTCTTGAACAGCGCGTCGTGCCGCGCTTGTGCCGCGTCTCTCAGTGCCTTGATGCCGGCCGGATCGAGGCCAGAGGCCGGATGTGCGACTCCGGTCAACGCTTGCCGATTCGCGTCGACGGCTGACATGGTTGAGCCGGAGCCGGTATCGACCATGTGCTTCTGCCACGCGAGCGGCGCATCGAGTTTCGGCGGCGCGACTTTCGGCGGCAGTCCGGCCGCGCGTTTCTCCATCGTGAAGGCTGACGCGGTATCCGATCGCGGATAGGACAACGCTTCATCAGCCCGCGTGCGAATGGAGGACATGCCCCACTTGTCGGGCGCGGTCGTCACCATCCCGCGCGACACTTCGGGATTCATCGTCACGCCTTTGCCAGACAGCGGACGTGTCACGCCGCCGACTTTCATCGGCACATCGGACGCCGTCGCTTCCTTCAACGCCGCGATCAGTTCGTCGTTAAGTTGTGGCGCTTTTCCGACTAAGCGCCCCGACCCTAACGCTTCCCGCGCAAGGCGCTTCGCTTGCTGATCTTCGATCGAGGATCGCACCGCACCGATGATCGGCATTTGCTTGCTCACAAGACTTTTCGCGCCGCCGATCGCGACGTCACTGACCGAGGGAAGCACCTTCCGCAATCCCCGCACGAGTCGCGTGCCGCCGATGATCGCCGCCCCGCCAAGTCCTTCCAGTGCGCCTTGTGTGGCTGCTTCGCCGCCGATCGCGCTGGCCGCTTCGCCCGACGTGGCTGGTGCCGCGTTGCCGCGAAACCGCTGCACGAGCTGCCGCGCGGCTTCACCCGCCCCGCCGCCGAGGGCCGCGCCGCCCATCGATCCAGGAATCCCACCGACGCCCAACCCAAAGGCCGCGCCCCCAATCCCGCCGATCGTCGCGCCAGCCATGCCGCCCAACATCGGCAACGCATCGACGGCTGTATCAGTCCAGGTGCGTTCTGGAGCGGCTGGCTTAGCGGGTCCGCTGAGATCCTTGTATTGCGGATACTTGGCAATGACACGCGACTCTAACGTCGCGTCGTCCATGTCGTCATAGACGCCGGGATGTTTCGCACGGAGTTGGGCCGCGAGGCCAGAAGGCATTTACGTCGGCTCCGAGACGTTGTGAGTCGGTGCAAGACTTGGCACCCAAAAATAATAGAGATATCTGGAACCGAGGCGACAGCGTGTGCAGTTGTGGATCGTGATCACATAACCGCTGGTGACTCGCTTGCGGTCGAACTGTGGCTGATGCCATTGACGGTGTAACCAACAATGCACCCATCCAAGGTGGTTCGTTGCCTGTCGCTGTCTCCCGAGAATGAGCCACTTCATAAACATGGTGTTCCCCTTATCTGATTCCCAAGGGATCGCTATCGTCGCCCTTGTAATCGGAATCGTCGGACATGCCGCCGCGACTGTTAACCTGCATCGTGTTCCGTCGCTTCGTCGCGATGAAATCATTCAACGCGATCATTTTCGCTTTGATCGAGTTGGGATGTTCATCCTTTCCAGGCGTGTAGGTATCGAGCAACGCTTGTTCGTTCGGCGTAAACGACGTGCCGCCGCGCAACTTCGCGATCGTGCCTTTGATCTGGCCGATGTAGCTGCGCAGTTTGATTTCTTCCGGCGTGCCCGTGCCGAAATGCTTCGTCCCGAATTCCGCGATCGATCCCTGATACATGCCGCCGATGCCTTTCCAACCCGTTTGCTCGCCGAGTTCTAACGCCGTGCGGCCCAAGTCTTCGACGGTTTTCATCGTGGCCAGATCGTCTTTGGCGCCGGGACTGAGCTTCGTCATGCCGCCGCTAGGCCCGAGCACATCCAGTGCGCTTTTCGCCGCGATGTTAGCGGCATCGGTGCGGCCCTTCGCTTCAATCTCTGACGACAGCACACCAGGCGCCAGTCGGGCGCGCGCTTCCACACCCATTGCAGCATCGGGATCGGTGAACTTGTTATCTGAGCCGAAACGGCGGATCGTGCGCGTCTGGGGCGATGTCCCAAATTGTGTCGTGACGTTCTCCCGGCCCGTCGGCGGTTCGCCCGTGTCGCCGTGCAACCCGAGATTCTGCACCTCACGCGGTGACGATCCGAATTGCGGCACCGTGCGCGTGAGAAAGTCGCGCGCCGATTCACCAGAGGGCGGCATCCCATCCACGGAGCCGCGCTTGATTGTGCGCATCGGCTGCGGTGTGGGTGCGTCGATAAAGTCGCCGCCGCCAAGTTCCGTGACGCCGGTTCGCTGTTCAAAGTTGCGGACACTCGCCTCCATGTGCGCTTTCTCCAGCGGATCTTGGAGTCGCGTTTTCATTTTCTCCTGCGCGAGCAATTCATCGAGTAACGCTTGCTGGCGCTGATCTTGCGAAAAGGCGACATCGCGGCGCGTGCCGTATGACGACGGCATGAGGGTTCCGGCCATCAGCGCCTCCCTTGCTTCTGCATTTCGCTCAACAGGAGCCGTTCGCGCGGCGTCATGCTCGCATAGGCTTTCGTCATCTGCGGCGTTTGCGAACCGAAAAAGCCAGGCTGCTTGGTATAGGACGTGATTGTGCCAGCCTGCTGCTCCCCTTTCGCTGGAGTCGTCACGCTGCCCATGTTGACACGCCCGCCTTCGCCCATGAGGCTGTCGGCCCCCGATTCATACAACGCTTGTAACAGCGCGTCCCATTGCGAGGACTGCGTCACCATTGGCGCAAGGGCGGACTGGCCCGTATTCCCCGCCAACGCTCTGCGCTCCGCTTCGCCTGCGTTGTATTGCGCGCTGTGTTCTCGAGCCCGTTGCGAGAGCGCGACGTTTTGACTCAGGGCGGATTCGCCCGACTCGCCACTCGGCCGATACAGCATCGACTGAATCTGACTCCCCGGCTGTGTCGTTTCTTCCCCGCCGATGGGCGCTTGGGTCGGCCCCAGGTTCCGCTTGCGGATCTCCATCGCGTCATTCGGGTTCGGTTGCTTCGCGCGGGAGTAGCCGCCTTGGGCATTCGCCGTGACCCCGAAGCGGGAGGCGCCGACGCGTTCGGTCACATCAAACATCGGCGTTACCCTAATCTCATGCCGCCGCGTCGCGCTGGCGAGTTCTGCGCGCGGAGGCGATCTTCTTGTTGCTGTTTGAACAATGCATCTTCCCGCGCGAGGCGTTCGCGCTCTTGGCGCACCTGCTCGCTTTGCGCGGCCGACTGCGACGCCCGATCCTGCGTGCGGCCCTGTTCCCCAAGCAACGTCGCCAGTAACGCTTCGTCACTTTGCCGGTTCATGCCTTCGCGTTGAATCTGTTGGCCGCGTGCGTCCGACTGTTGCGCCGCCAGCGTATTCATCAGCGCATTCAGGGACGCGGTATTGCCTTGGCCCACATTCGATTCCACCGATAAGGCATTCAACTGCGCGGCCCGATCCTGCTGTTGCCGCTGCAAATCCGCGAGCGTCAACGACGCCCCCGACTTCGCCGTGTCCAACGCTTCCGCCCGGCGCTTGCCCGTGAGTTGCGCTTCAAACCCCGCGATGTCTTCGCCGGTCTGTTCCCCGATCCCCGCAAGCCGGGCGTCAAATTCGCCCCCGCCTGTCACGGAGCCTTGCGCCGCTTGCCGGTTCGCCGCCGCTTCTCGCGCGCGGGCGCCTTCGCGCGTCTTCGCGATGCGATACGCCTGCGCTTCGGGATCGTTCGTTAAGGGGGCGGTCTGAATGCCTTCGCCTTTCATCAACTGTGATAAGAGCGCGTTCAACTGTTGACTTTGCGGCGTCGGTCCCTGCTGGCCGGCTAATCCCCCAATGCGCGCCTTCAGCGAATCCTGCCCCGTTTGCGCGGTGCGGATCTGCTGTTGGAGTTGATCCATCAGGCTTGTGTAACGCGCGTCTTCGCCAGGATTGATCGCGGCGGGCGATTGGATCTGCTGTTGCAATTGCGCAATGCGCGGATCGGGGGCGGCGGGCGCGGCCGGTTGAAACGTTGGCGGCGCGGCCGCGGGCGCGGGCGCGGCGGGCGCGTTGTAGGAGCCGAGCTGTGGCAGCCCACTCGATTTGGGCGGCGCCCCAATCGGCGGCAATTTCATCGGCCCTTGCGTCGTTTGCATTCCGCCTGCCATACCTGCCTCCTAGTTTACGTCCCAAACGTGCAGAAGTGCCGGGAAATACTCAGATGCTTCGCGACGCCTTCGGTCGTGACCAACATGATCGCAAAGCCCAGGTTCACCGTGACGGGCGGGAGGTTCGTCGCAATGCTGATTTCTGTTCCCCCGTCCACGGAGAAATACGCCGTGAGCCCGTCACTCGCCAGGCGAATTTTCATCAGATATTCGGTGTCGGCCAGGATATCCGCGACTTTCGCCGTCACGCTTTGCAGCGCCGCGTTGCCATCGCGCACGACCCCGACCCAGCCCGTATCGGGCACCACGGTGGAATAGCGGAACGCCGCGTAATGCGCCCCCGCGACTTCATCCGCATTCGTGAACACGGTTTCCGTCAAGCCGATCCAGTAGCGCACGGCCGTAATCACGGAGCCGGTTTTGATTTTCGCGATGAACGTCGGCCCATGCCGCCCCTGCACGCCGACATTGGAGACGAGATGCACGCCGGCCGTTTGCGCAATGACCGCGCCGGACGTGTATTTCGTGAACGTCGAGGAGGCCGTATTGAGCACGGCCGGGGTGCCGAGCGCCGTCGCGTTATTGATCCCCGTGCCGATCAGATCGTAGGTCGTGTCTTGGCCGTTCGCCCGGCCGCCCCACCAGTTCTGACCGGCGAAGCTTGGCAGATCCCCGGACGGTGCTGGAGTCGTCGCTGGAACCGGCGCGGCACTCGCGGGCAGGCCGCCCGTTCCAGGCACCACGATCGCGCCCGAGGATGATTGCAGTTGGTAGCCTTCGATGCCGGTATACGACGTGTCCAGCGTCACGGCCGCCGCGCCCGGCAACACACGGACGTAGAGTTCTTCGCCGCCGACGAATTGCCCAATCCACGCAATGCTGCCCTGATTAAAGAACATCACGGATCGGCCATTGACGACGAGCTCCACCGAGATATTATTTTGCGGGCCATCCTGTTCGACATGCGCGGTAATCACATACGTGCCCGGCACCGTGATCGTGATCCGACTGCCGCTGCCGGGGAAAAAGTTGTCGGTGTCGACCGCCTCTACATCCCATGTCACATCGGTCCCCGCGCCCGCCGCGCAGACTTGGCCGGGAGACGACTTGTAGAGCCGGAACGCCGCGCCGGTTTTGATGCTGACGACTTGGCCGTTGACGAGTCCTTTTTCCGCCCGCGCTTGCGTCAACGCCCCTTCCTGCATCCCCGCGAGATAGGCGGCCAGTCGCTCGAATTCCTTGACGACGGGTTCGTCTTTCATGAGCGCCGTGTAGCCGGGGGTATACGGTTCGGCGCTCATGGGCCCGCATCCAAGGGCAGCATGGGAATCCAGATCGCATCGATCTGCCACGTGTTACTGACGGCCGCTGAATCCCCGATCGAGAGTTGCATACAGTGATCGCAACTGAGATCGATCCCTTCGACTTGCCGGAACACGTAGGGCTCCGAGCCATCGGCGGTCAGGAGGATCGTGCCGGTTTGCGTTTTGAAGCCGAGATCGGCATCGCAAATGACGGTCAGCGTCACGCCGCTTTGCGCCTTCGCCAAGATCCACGGGCCCGTCATGCGAAACGGTTTCCCGTTGTTCAGCGCATACGGTTTACTTTTCACGAGCGCTTGAAACGTCGTGCTGTCATCGGCGGTGTCCGTCGTATCGCAGCGCAACAGCTTGTTCGCGGTCGAGGAATAGCTCACATACGGCACCAGATCCCGCGACATGGATGCGCCGAGCGTGCGCGCAAAGGCTACGGCCGCCCGCGCTAATCGAATCTTGCCGCCCGTATCGCACACCGTCCAGCCGCCGGTGGTTTTGTCGTAGATCCCCAAGACGGTCGGTTCATTCCCGGCGCTGATCGCCCACGCGAACCACACTTGGCCTTTGCCGGGATAGTCGAGCACCCAGCCGACGCGAATCGTTGCCGCGAGGTTCACGAGATCCCATTGGTCCCGCACGCCATCGCCGATCGCCGTCGGCGTGGTGGGGCCCGTGACCATCGGCCCGATTTGGGAATCGAGAAAGTAAATGCACGGCCGGTTCTGCGCGTCTTCCCCGACGTCGATCGCTTCCTGATCGATCGCGCCGCGCGTGAGGGATTGCTCGAGCACGTTGAACACCGGATCAGACGCGCCGGTCGGCTGGAAGTTGTGAATCTGCGAATACTTGAACACATACACGGAGCCATAGATCGGTCCCGCAAACCCAGTGATATCCCCGCCCGTGCCTTCTTGAATGTCAAACGAGTTGCGCAGCCCTTCCGTGTTCGGGATGCGTTCGTCGTCCGCAATGTCGGTCGTGCCCAAGGCGGTCGTATACCAGACGCGCGATTGCTTCGCCCCGCTTTCCCACCCGCCCGCGCCGAAGACGCGATTGAACGCCGCGATCACATATTTCCAGGACGTGGCGACGGCATACGCCCCCGCGACGGCGGAGATCGTGCCTTGCGCATATGTCGCCACGAGGGCGGTATCGAGATACGTCGTCGTGCCGACCACGATTTCGGATAACTCGAAAAACGTCACGTTATCCGGCGAGCCTTCGAGCACCCAATGCGTTTCGAGTTCGCCGCTGGCCGCCGCTTTGGTCACGGTCGCATTCAGCTTGTTCCCCGCTGGCGTAAACGCAACGGAGGTGGACGGTTCGGATTGGGCGAGAATCAGCGTGCCGTTCTTGATCCGGTTGCGGACGCGGTAGTAGCGGATCGTCGCGGGATACGTGCCGCCCCCGGCAGAGTCCGCCACGGTCGGCGGTGACGGCGTGCCCAAGCCGAAGCGCCGCACTTGCGGACTGCTCAGGGTCGGATCGTAGACGTGCATCCGATCGACGGCCGAGTCATACGCCAGATACAATTTGCCACTAAAGCTCGCGCCTCGCACGCGATAGCCGCCCCCGGTGGACACCGCATCGAGCATCGTCACGGCGCTGAACGTCGTCGCGGCCGCCATGCGGCCGACGATCGGCGGGGTCGCATCATCCACGCCCCACAATTCCGCGAGCGCTTGATTGTTACTCGGCAGATGACTGATCAGGCTGGAGATGACGCCGGTGAACACGGAGCCGATCGAGGGCGCCGTGGCGCCGCCGCGTTTGCGAAACAGATGGGTGCGGAAGAAATCCCCGTTCCGCGCTTGCACCACTTCACTGTCTTTAAGCGAGATCGGCGCCTCGGCCGCATGGCGGCCGCCTAAGAAGCTGGCGAGGGGGAGCCACTTATACGCGGACACACGGCTTCAATTCGCGCTGCACACGATCACGCGCGTAAAGGCGCTGCGATTGTCAAAGCTGGCGCCCGTGAAGACGGGCGTATTGATCGTGCCCGTCGCCGTGACGGCATGGAGATGCGTGCCGAGGATCGTGCCGGTGAAGGTGACGGCACCAATCGTGCCCGTCGGCGTGCCCGCGCTGACCGCTTGCGTCAGGGCGACGGCCGCACTGGTGGTATTCGCGGTGTGCGTGACGGTGGACGTGGCGGCCCGTGATGTGCCGGTGCCGAAGGTCGCTGCTGCAATCTGTCGAAAGATCAGCGTAGACGCGATTTGAAACGGCAGTTCATGCGCGTGCGTCGCCAGCGCATTGCCCGTAAACGTCGGCGTATTGATCGTGCCGGCCGGGGTGCCCGCACTCACGGCGGACGTGTTCGCACTGGTGCCGGTGAAGACGAGCGCGGAGTTGGTGCCCGTTGGCGTGATCGCGTCCAGACCGCCCGTGGTCCCGACGTTCAGATTGGCGGCGAGCGTGCCGACGAGCGTCTTGCCGTTCAACGCGGCATTTTCAGTGAAGCCGACGGGACACGTCCCGCTCGTGATGAAGACATTCGCCCCGGAGGGCACACCCGATCCCCCGCCGCCCACTTGCACCCAGGTATTCACGATCGGACAGATATAGAACGTCTGCGTGGGAATGACGGTGAAGATCGCCCCAACCAGACACGTCGCTGGTAATGCTGTGCCGCTGTTGATGACGACGGCGGGCACCGCCGTCCAGGTATTCGGCGCCGTGCAGACATAGAAGCCGACGGGCGTCCCGGTCTGATAGCCGATGTTCCCGAGCACGCACGTCAGCGTATTCAGATCGCCCGCCACGAACGGCGTGCCCAGTTGCGCGGAGGCCGCCCGAGGCAGAAACAGCAGAGCAAAGGCGAGAATCGCGAGGCGGAGTTTCATGGGACGGTCCCGGTGACGGTCGCTGGCTTGACGATGAGGTGCCAGCGCAACGAGTCCTGAGAGATGGCAAGATATTTCGCTATAGATGCCAAGCTGATGCGTTCGCCGGTCAACGTGCGACGGTTTGTCCAGTGGCCCACAAATCGTTGGTCCCGCGCGGCTTGTTTGGCGTGAAATCTCCGATTCATGCTGACGCGTTGACACACGCGGCACGCGCCATACCTATCGTCGCTGGACCCATTGCTATGAACGCCACGGTTATACGAAAACTCGTCGCGTGGCTTCACAGCCTTACACTGACAGCACACCTTGTCCCTCCAAGCGTTGCCGCCAGCGCGAAGGATACGGAGCCGCCGATGAAGTCCGAGGTGATAGGCCTGATCTTGGCAAATCACGAGCGGGCTATCGGCGTGCGGTATCCCGTCCACATGATGCACGATAGCCGCTGCTGGCAACGGTTTCCCGAGCGCCAGCATGGCGCGCACACGATGCTCTAAAAGAATCTTGCCGCCAAAACTCCGCGCCGAATAGTGGCCGGTGCGTTGCTGATGAGCGTGGTTATGCCCGACGATGAAGCGAATCGGTCGCCCCTTCACCCAGCCAGTCTTTGTGTTGCTTTGCGGCGCAAGTCTGGTCGGTTGCCCGCAGCCACATTCGCAGAGCTTATCCATGTGGGACATTCTACGGCACTGACCCCGTGACGGTGGCTGAGATACACCCATCAGCGATAATTCTGTCGAAAATTCTTTGACTCAAACTGCGGCTGGTCAGATTCGCTTTGTTGAGCGCGATCATCATCGTGGTCGCGGTCGCCCCGTGATATTCGCACGTCAGGATGTCCGTCGGCACGGTAAGGCTGGTGAGCCGCACCACAATAGCCGCCGCATCCCAATCGAGCGTCAGCGTGGAGAGCCGATAGACCGAGGTCGTCGCCACACGCGGCGTGGTCAACGTCGCCCGTTCCTGCGCGAAGACGTTTGCACTTAACAGCACCGCGAGCAGTAGTATGTGTTTCATCGTTGCCGTGCCTCTCAGTATGAGGGATTCCACTTACTGCCGTCCCAGACGAAGACCATCACTTTACTGATCAACGCCAAGCCGCCCCCGACAGGCACGGTCACATTGCCCGTGGCATCGTAGGTATAGGCCGCCGTGGGAATCGCCATGAAACTGCACGTCGGGGTGCAAGTCGCGGGCACGGTGATCGTTTTGATCAACCCCGCGCCGATCGTGTGGATGCTACTCGTCGGCGCAATGGTGTTCGTGGAAAACGTGAGGGCCGAGAGCGTGGACGAATTATAAATCGACGCCCGGACGGCGGCATCCGCATTGTGTGCCCGGACGCGCACCGCGAGGATATTATCCGTCGCGATATCGAGCCCGACACCCGTCGTGCCCGCCCCATTGGTGACGACGAGGAGCCCCGTTGTCGTCGGATTATTGAAGACGATCATGGGCGTCAGCGCATTCGCCAACTGCAGCGTGGCGCTGTTGACAATGACGGACCCATTCGCTTCGAGGAGATACGCCCCACCATCCGGCGCCAGAAAGCGGTTATGCGTGGCCCCGGTCGTGCCGTATTCCGTGACCTTCAGCACGCCGCCAGAGGTCAGCGTCATGGGATACGTCGCCGCGGCCCCATTCAACGAACTGCCAAATTTCAATAACCCGCTGGGCGTCGCGCCCGTGACCGGCACACTCTCAAGAAAGAAATCATTCGTATTCGTGATCGCCGTGACGGTGGAGTTCCACACTTGCGATCGGAACCGCAAGCGCCCTGATTGCTGCACGGGCACGCCGGCGGTGGCCGCCGTCGCATTGCTGAGAATCAACGCATCGGTGGAGGTCGTAATGATGCCGTCATTGGAGAGCGTGAACGGGGCCGTAAAGCTGCTGCCTGCCACCAGCGTCACCGCGAGCGCCCCCGGTGAATACGCCCGGAGTTGCATGTTCCCGAGACTCGTCAACGGCCCTTGCGCCCCGGCCGCGACGCCATACACGAACAAGGCCCCGTTGCTGTCGCTCCGCAGTTGGAGATTCAGCGCATTGGTGAGCGGACCTTGGCCCGTGACAATCCGCAAGCCCGCAAAGAGCAATGTCAGCAGCATCGTGGCGAGAAGGACTCGTTTCATGCGGGCTCGTTTCTAGGTCACGGGTAACTGGATCGTTTCTTCAAACGAGCGTTCGCGATAGACCGGCGATTCCGGCCATTCCAGGATCGCGCCGCGCAGATCCCGAATGCGTTTCTCGATTTCGATCCGCAAGTCGCGCGCATCCGCACTGCGGCCCTTGGATTTCCATTCGTCATGCACCGCCCCGTCGACCAAGATGTCATGAAAGTCGGGATACGGGAACGGTTCGTCCGTCGCAATCGTCATGTCCGAGAGTTGCGCGATCCCGTCGATCGTGTAGGTAATCACGGCCGACGGCGTGGGCACGAGCGCATACCGAAAGAAGCGTTGATACGTCGCGCCGATCGGAATACGGGCGAGTTCCGTCCCCGCCCCGGATGTCATGTGCAACGTGATCGTCCCGACCGCGGCGGCCGACACGTAGAAGTCGAGCACGTCAATCGCATCGGTGATCGCCGTATCGAAGGACACGGCCGTCACGCCCGTCATGACTTTCGAGAGCGTGCGCTTATAGCCGTCGCTGCGGATCACATCCACATAGGCGGTGTTCGTGTCGCCGGCGGCGGTGGATTTGACGAAGAGTTCGGCTGCCGCCGTGGGCCGGGTATGAATCCGCGCGAAGCCCATCGGCACATAGAACAACGGCGTCCCGCTGAAGTTGGCCGGCGCGGGGTAGGACTCCCGATACCAGCCGAGTGTCTGTTCCCGCAATCGGCGTTGCGACGTGGACTCCGTCATAAAGCGAATCGACTGCACCGCCAAGCCGTAGGTCTGCTGATCCACCACGGAGGCTTGCGTCAAGAGCACGCGCCGGAGGCTTTCCATGCCTGGACTGGTGAGAATTTTTCGGTTCCACCGATTGAGCCACGCCTTGATCCTGCGCACCACGGCCGCATCGGGCGACTGGAGCTGCCCGATCCGATCAAAGACGTCCGATTGCATCTCGGCAAACGTCATCAGCCGGCGGCCGTCATCTGTTCCAGCTTCGCTTTGAGGTCATCGATCTGCTTCTGCATCGTGAGCGGATTCACGGCTTCGGCCCCGCCCAAGAGCTCCGCGAGGATCAACGTGAACGGCGGCAGGCCCATCCGTTCATCAATCGAGAGGGACGGCACTTTGATGATCAACCGTTCGCGGCTCGAGCCGGGCTGTTCGAGAATCGCTTCCCACAAGCCATCACGACACGACTTGTCGCGCGTGAACTGGTTGCACAACTGGATTTCTTCTTCGGTTTCCAGTTCGCCCCCCAGGCGCACGCCGTTGTAGTAGGTCGGCCGCGTGAAGGTCGCTTTGGGCGGCAGCGCATTGCCGAGATCGTCAAACTTCCCGCGCGGGAAAAACACGCTTTTTTCGGGATAATTGGGATTCTCTTTGCGCTCATGCCGCAGCGTTTCCTTGACGGACGCGGCCGACACGGATTGCATGGACGCCATGATCGTTTGAAACGATTCAGGCGTGAACCCTTGCGTCGTGGGCACGACCCCGGCCCGCGTCAAAATCTCCCGCAATTCCTCCGGCGTCGCCTTTTTCAATTCGTCAATGATCGACAGCGGTTTCTCTTTCTCAGCCATAGGTCTCCTGTGTGTTACCGATCGAGTCGGTAGATCCATTTGCCGTCATCGGTCTCGCTGACGTGGTTGAAGGTGCGGGTATCAAGCCGCACCATGCGCCGTCGCGATCCGTCTCGGCTCATCAGATGTTCATAATCGAGCCACGCATACGGCATCCCGTCATCGGTGACCAGACCCGGCTCGAGTTCAATGGTGCCCTCGTCTTCCAAGGTCAGCCGTTCGCCTTCGTCAGCCGGCGGCGCGGGTTCCGCGACGGGTGCCACGGGCAACGGCGGATCGATGAATTCGGTCTCGTGCTGTTTCTTCCGCATTACGGCCCTTTCGGTGCGGGCGCCGATTGCGACGCCGTCACTTGCTTTTGAAGATACTCAAATGCCTGTTGTCCGTTCAAGGCCCGTTGCCGCACGAGGCTGTAATCGTTCAACAGATACGACACCACAAAGAGAATCAACCCGAAGGCGAACGCCCATTTGACGCCGACCACGATCCCGTCCTGGGCCGCCTGCGAGACGCGATCAGGAAACGTCATGCGCGAACTGCCGCTGGGCCAGCGCCGCGATCACGAGCGAAACGCCCACGAGCGCCAGATAAAAGCCGTGCTCGTTCAGATAATTGCGCGGCGACTGCACGATCCAGCGCGGCGCACAGACGATCAGCACCCACGCGATCCCGAGGGCTTCGATCCGATACCGCTGCCACAGCAACGGCACGAGCAACGCCAGACTGAGCACGCCGAAGACACTGGCGATCTGCATCGCGCGGGCGGCGTGGTCGTAGTCGTAATCGACGGTTTGCCCGAGCGGAAGCACGGCCAGACACACGAGGCGAAACGTCGCCGTCATCTGCGAGAGCGCCCACGCGCCAGCGTGAATCGACGTGTCAGCGGTCACGAGGTCCGTTCGGATAACGCCGATCATCACGGCGGCGATCAGACTGGCGATCAGCAACATGCCCCACACCGCTTTCGTCGGCCGCGCGGCCAGCAAACACAACGGCGCGAGCACGATCGCCAGTCCCGCGCTTTCCTTGCCGAGCACGCCCAACATGAGACAGCCGAGCGCGACGATCGCGCCGCTGATACGCGGGAGACGGAGCAGCGCCAGGCAGGCTCCCACCACGCCCAGCGCTGCGAACAGTTCCGCCCGTCCGGAGATCGTCGCAAGGGATTCCACGGTCAACGGATGCACCAGCATGACGGCACTCGCCATCAGGCCAGAGACGTTCAGCGACGTCGCGAGCCATCCCACGAGCACCGCGACGATTCCGCTCAACAGCAAATTGACTGCCCTCATGCGCCACGGTGCAGGCGCGATCCGAAACTGATGCCAGAGCGTCCAATTCGTGAGCCAGCGGCGACTCGTCACGCTGAACGCCGGCGCCGTGCGTGTGCCCTGTGCGTTCGCGAGATGAATCGTGTCTTCATACGTCCCTTGCGTCGTGCGCACGATCCAACTCTGACTCGCCAACCACACCAGCACAAGCAGCGTGACGGTCACCGAGGCGCGACGCGCGCGATCACGAGCCGGTTCGATCGAATGGCGTCGAGCGCTTCGCGCCGATCCAGATCGGGCATCGCCGTATCGCTCGCGAGTTGCGAATCGACGCGGTTCAACAACTCCCAAGCTTCCGCCCATCGCCGTTGCTCCATGAGCGCCAACGCCAGATTGACCTGTGGACGCGGCTTGCGTGGCGCCTGCGCTGCCGCCCACGTCCACAACGTCAACTCGTTTTGCCAGACCGATCCATACCGAAAGGTCAACGCGCCCCAGGCGATCACGATCGCGCAGAGCGCCACGCCCGTTTTACTGCACACACACGGCCCGATACGCCGTCGTGCTCGTGAACATGATCATCACGTGCATGGCTTTGCTCGTCGCCAAGGCGGTGCTGCACGGCGTGGCATACGTCACGCCCGTGCTGGCCCCGTTGATCGTCACGCTCGCATTGGTATCCACGACGAAGTCAAACGACGTGCCCGCAATGACGCCGGGGATCGCCGCCGCGAGATCCGCCGCCGTGGGCAACACGTCCGTCCCGGCCGAGACGGTATGCGCCCGTTGCACCAGTCCCGAGAGGATTTGCGCCGCCGTATACGTTTGGCTCAAGCCGGACACGGCAGACGACGTGCGGAAATCCCGCGCCAGGCCTGCGCCGGAAATCGCGACGCCGCGCGAAATGGTGACGTTGCCTTGGGTCACCGCCAATGGGCGATTGATTTGCTGAGGCTCCTGCGCCCACAGCGTCACCACGAAGGCGCCCACGAACACGCCGATGACGAGTCCTTGCGCCGACATGAGGCGCCGCCTTAGAGCGTCCATCGCACACCCTGCACCGTCTGATCGACGCCCAGTTCCATCATCGTGCCGATGATCGGCAAGGTGCCTGACCAAATCGCCGCCGCCCCCGCTGCCGCGCCGACCGAGGTCACGATCGCCCCGATCGCCGGGGTGCCCGTGATCAACGTGCCAAACGGCCCGTTATCCCCGAGCCAGCCGTATTCCGCCGCCGCGATGATGAACTGACAGACGCCCGCCGTCGGACCAGAACCGGTGGTAATGGGTGACTGAATCACGTTCCGATACGGATTCGGATAGAGCGTCACTTTGGACGTGGCCGCCACGAGCGCGACGACGATCGGCCAGCCCGGTTGCAACTGCACGACAAATGCGGTGGACGCCGTGATTGCCAGATGCGTTTTGATCGGATACGAATACCCGATCCCCGCCGTGACCGAGATCACGGCCAAGCCATCCGCATAGAGATCCGCCGCTCCAGCGGCTGCGGCCGGCGTGACGGTGATCGACGTGGCCCCAATGGCAGCCGCCGCCGGGGTCATCGACTGATGTTCGGTGATTTCGGCTTGCGCTTGGATGCAGTTCCCGACGACGAGCGCCGCGCCTGGGGCGGCTAAGGCGAAGCGATACTGTCGGCCCCACCGATCACGGCCACGGGCACCGAGCGGATGCGGCACGAGATTGGGACTGGCATACGCCCGCGACGAAAAGACCGGCTGCGCATTTGACGGACTGACCAACATGGCGGATCTCCTGTCGTCCGATTGGACGTGTTACATCGTGAGAACGAACGGGCCGCGCCGCGTGATTACGGACACGGTCCGACTTGGACGCTGATAGACTTACGGATTCACATGACTCCTGAATACAAAGCACGGTTCTGGGCGAAGGTTCAGAAGACGCCGACCTGCTGGTTGTGGACGGCTGGCCGTGGGTATCACGGTTACGGCCAAGCCACGCATCCCGACAAGCCGACGTTTCCTATTGGTGCCTATCGAGCCGCGTGGATCATCGCGCACGGCCCTGTGCCGAAAGGACTGGCCGTCTGCCACAAATGCGATAACAAACTGTGCGTCAGACCGAGTCACTTGTTTCTCGGCACACAGCGCGACAATCTCGCGGATATGCGCGCAAAGGGTCGCGGCCATTTGCCGCCACGAATCGCGGGCATCTTGAACTGCAAAGCCAAGTTTACGGAAGACGACATTCGAGACGTGCGTCGCCTGTATGCGGAAGGCTTGAGCCTTCGGCAGTTGGGCCGTCGCTACCGTGTTTGGTATACGACGATCTCGCAGATCGTCAACCGTAATACTTGGGCGCATGTGCAATAAACCTCAGGTAATCGCCGAGACGACGCCCAGGTGCCGGCGGGCATTTGTGGCGAGGTTGAACACGGTCATGACCTTGTGCACGCGCGTGAGTTGGTTGTAGGGATCGCGCGGTTCAAAGTTCTTCATCCACCCACCTGAGAGATAATCCACTTTCAGATTGGTGTTGTTGTAGAAATACATGTTGCCCGCCGGCGCGTCTTCATCGAAGAAGCACTGCGCGCCTTTGAACTTCAGCATTTCGTTCTTGAACGCGACATCGGCATCGAGCTTCATCCGCGCTTCCGCGATTTGTTCGATCGCGACGAGGATCTGCTCATACCCCTGGAACGACGGCCGATCGGCCAGCACCCACCGCGGCGTGTTTTCCACCCCGCCTAAGCTGCACTGGTTGTAGGTGGTCGTCATGGCGGATCGTAGGTTGTCGAACGCGGAGACGGACTGCGCGCCGGAGTTCTGCCGATTGCGCCAGAAGGGGAACGTCGATTGATTGATGCCGCCAATCGAGGCGGAGACCGTCGGCGTGGTCGAGATCAAGACCTGAATCCCGTTCGCGTCAGTGCCCGTCGTGGCCGAGCCGAGCAACTGCCGGTTCATGTCCGCGATGTGCGAGTTCTTGCCGTTCTGGATCTTTCCCGCCACCAGATCGATCTTGCCGTCCTTGGCGCGCAGGAGTTCCAGTTCGGAAAAGACGATCGTGCCGGCCGCGATCTTCTGGTCGAATCGCGCCGCGTCGAACACCGGAATGCGGCTCGTATCCAGTTCGTCCATTTCCCCGTAGGAATGGAAATTGGAGTTTTCCGCAAACTCGATCGTGTGCTCAAACACGCGCCCGCCGTCGGACTGTTCCTTGAACCCGTCTGTGTTCATCGAAAAGAAAAACGCCCGCGAGTTGAAAATGTTGTCCGTGGGCTTCGTGCCCATGTGACTTTCCCAGATCGTAGAAACGACTTCGCCAAGGGAGGGGTCGGCCATTTTCGATTCCTAGTCTGTGCAAAACCGCCGTGGTGTTACGCCGTGCTTTTTTCCCGGAACACGTCCGCTGTCAGTTCCTTGATGCTCATCGCACTTCGGTCCTTGCGGGTCGAGGCCGGACGTTTTCCTGGGTGCAGATCGTCTTTCACCACGTCGGAGGTGTGGTTCAATTCAGCGAGCCATTTCTTTTTCTTTTCGGCATCGCTGGCCGCGCTCGAGCCTGCGAGGATCGGAGCGACGACGGTGATATACGCTTCGTGCAGCGTCAGTTTCTGGCCGCGCGCATTCGCGTCGGCGAGCGCCTTCGTGACAGCGTCCACGTGATCGGTAAAGCCCGGCCACGTTTTCGCTTGGTCGATTTGCTGTGTGAGCGAGTGGACTTTCTGCTGTTCGGTGAACGTGGCTTCCATCGGGCCGAGGCGTTGCTCGAATTCATCGCGCAACGTCGCTTCCCGCTGGCCCGCTTTCCAGTCCGCCCACTTCGCCGCTTGCTGCGGGGAGTAGAACAGATCCCCGCGTTCGTCTTTCACGTCGGGTTGCGGTTCCGTGCTTTGCTTTTCGCGTTGCGCCAGTTGTCGGCGAATCGCGAGGGCTTCGCGCACGTCGTCCGCATCGAGGCCTGACGCCCAACTCAGGGAATCGAGCCGTTTGTGATACCCGTCCAGAATGCGTTCGTGATCACTCAGGGGAATGCGGGTGATCTCCGGCTCCGTCCGCTCCGGCGTCACTCTCGTGGACGCGTCCGCTGTTTCGGGCGTGGACTGAGGGCGCTCTGTTGACGAAGCAGAGCCATCGGCCGCTTTGTTGGCGGCGGATGTGATCTCGTCACTCAAACTGTGGTCGTTCTCCATAAAGCTTCTCTTTGCGTTTGGTGCCGCGCTCTCGTGCGTGGCCAACGGCAACCCGGCCATCCAAGCTCAACGTCCACAAACGCAAAAAGCGCCACACGCTGCCGGGGGCTCAAAGCCGGACGTGTGACGCTTCCTTGGTGAACGTCAAAGGCTTGGATGTGCCGAGTTCATGTCAAGCAGGCCAAATCCTGCGGTTCGCCCCGTCGGGCTAGACACAACTGAAAAGGGTTGTTACGTCAGATACTCATCTCCGCGTTTGCACTGGTTGAATGCGTCGCGCATGGCTATGTCAAATTGTTTGGTTGTCAGATCGTCGTAACGGCTGCTGCCCTGATTCTTCCAGAAGGGAGCCGTCGATTGGCTTACGTCAACGCCAAGCCAGAAGGCGCGATTGCGCCAGAAGGTGAAGGTGGCTGGATCGATGCCGCCGACCACCGGCTGACGGCGGAACAGGCGCCAGCCTGCGACCGCGCCGATCAACGCGCCGAAGAATCCGCGTCTGGTGATCATCGAGGTTTCGGCACGCCTTGAATGAACGGATCGCGTTGCCCTGGACGGAGGCGGGTGCGTGTCGCCCACGGTGTGCGATCATCGCGATTGTAGCTGTTGTGCTCCGCAAACACGAGGCCGCGCTCCTGCATGATCGCTTTCAACTCCGATTTGGTTTCTAGAAAAATCGGGACGTCGCCGAGATTGTGCATCCACCGTGCGCCGCCCGTCAAGGTGTCATCGATCACGTTCCGTTTTCCAAGGAACACTTGCGCCGTCGGTTCGCCGCAGTTGAGGCACGCCGGTGTTGGGTAGCCCATGTCTGGCACGTAGGACGATAACTGAACCATGATCTCCGCGCTGTGCCCTTTTGCACACTGGATGTCAATTAACGGCATGGCTCTCCGCCGTCGGGGTCGCCTCGCCTTTGCGCATCGCACTCACGCTGATTCCTAACCCGTCTGGGGTCGGTTCGGTATGCACGCCCCACACTTTCACTTCGACATCGGCCAAGGCTTCGCGCTCCACGTAAATGCTGCCTTGGCGTCGCACGATCGTGACCAGTAACGCCAGCACTTCGTGATAGTGCTCCGTCATCAGCCGCAGTTTTACATCGGCTTCGCGGCGTGTCATTTGGATAGCTCCGGTTTATCAATGCGCACGCCGAAGGCCTTGATATCCGCCAGTGCGTCGTCCGGTGTCATCCCTGACCCGAGCAAGATGCGCTGACCGTCTGGACACTCAAGGCAGACGTAGTAAGGCCCCTGCAAGCCTGGGTCTTGATAGGTTTTCACGACACAGCGATCGGCCCATCGCCGCGCGGATCGCTTCGCTTCATCGGCGGTCGCATACGAGCCAATGAGTTTCTGAGAATCAGGAAAGTCCAAATACGCATCGTAGGTCTTGCGCGTCACGGGACGGCTCCGACGAGGCCGCCAGGCGAACGGTGATCGCGTTCATCGGCTTCGGCCATCCGCATGCGTTCGCGATCGACCACGTCGGCCGGGCCTGTCGCGGTGTCTTCGGTCGTTGCCGGAGCCGCGACGGGCGAGAGTTGCTCCGCCGGGATGCCGGAGGCAATCAGCACGCTCACGATGTTCGCATACTGCGGCATCGCGGGATTCAAATCGTCACCGCTGATCGCCAAGCTGATCTTGGGTTTTTCGGGCGGCGCGGGTTCGGGCACGCGCACGAACCGATCGCCGTCGAGCCCGTATTCTTCGTAGACAAAGCGCGTCAGTTGTTCGCGGTTCGTAAACGGATCGTTCGCCAGTAGGTTATACGCATTCAACGCGAGATCCCGATCGGCGCTGGCATCGGGCGCCTTGCTCGAGTCTGTCACCACGTCAAAGAGAAATTCCCCTTGGATGTCGTCCTTCGTGAAGGCTTCCACTTTTTTCGCGCCGTCTTCCCCGAGCACTTCCACGTAGTCCTCGTGATCCATGTAGAGCTGCCCGAGGGCGCCGAGGTCTTCGATGATGCTCAACCAGAAGCGATTGACGATCTTTTCGCGTTCGCCGCCCATGCGCGTGCCGGTCGCTTGCGCGATCGAGGCGACTTCCGTTGCCGTCGTTTGCCCGCCTTCAGTGGTCCCGCTTTGGTTCGCCCCGAGGGCAAAGGCGCGATTGATGTCGTCCGTCAGCGCATCGTTGGTTTTCCAGTTTTCTTGCGGGTAACTCGGTCGGCCTATTTCGGCCGCGATGTTCGTCGGATTCCCCATGACGGGGATGTTCTCGTAGTGCGTGCCGTTCAACACCGCTTGCTTGATTTTATCGTTCGCGATCTTTTCCACGTCGATCGCCACCCGCGGGATCGCCTGCCGCCGATGAATGACTTGACTCGTGCGGAATTCGGCCAGGGCGTCGGAGGCCGTGCGCGTGATCTGGCAATCGGAGGGCGGATGCGCGGAGTCCGAGACATAGCGCAACGTCGCCACTTTGATCGGGTGCGTGCGGAGCCCGCCCGTGAAGCGCCCGCGATCATCGAAGCGCTGATGTCGGAAGTTTTCATGCACCACGGGCGTTTTGTTGCCGGCCAGAAACACGAGCCGCCGAATCCGATCGGGATGTTTCTCCGCGCTGTCGATCCGGCTGGCGTAGTAGAAGACTTCGCGATAGCGCATCTGGCCGGAGCGCGCGCCTTTGCGGGGGAGTTCCGTGATCCGATCGTCGTCGTCCGAGGGGCCGCCGTAGGTGCCCGCTTTCTTGTCGGGCAGCGGCCACTTGCGCCGTTTGACTTCGGCTTCGGTGATCCAGTCGTCATAGCCGAGCCAGTCGCAGCGCGTGTAATCACTGCCGCGAAATTCTGGCGGGACTAAGCCGCAGGCGGGGGAGATCCGCTCCGCGTAATATTTCTCCGCGATGACATTCGGCGCGGGCACGACTTCGGGAATCTGCGGAATCTGCCCGGCTAACGCAATCGCGGCGCCGGGCTGTTCCTGAAGATACTTCGCCAGTTCGGGATCGGGAATCATCGCGCCCGTCGGGACTTCCACTTGGCCGTCTTCATACCGCTCATAGCCCACTTTGACGAACCCGATCCCCGACGGGCAGAGCACGTCAAAGATCACTTCCTCCATCGTCGGCTGCGTGTTCGCGCCTCTCGGCCCGGCAATGCGGGTGAGCCATTCGCGGAAGATGCTGATGGCCCGTTTCAAGTCGCGCGGCTGCTGCGGCGGCGCGGGCGGTTGCCCTTCGGTGGGAGTTTGCGGTTGCGCGTCACGAATCGTGCGGGGGGTCGCTTTCAGCTTCAGCGCGGGCAACCGGTAGAACAGTTGGTATTTCTTCTGTTCCGTTTTCTCGTATTCGATGTTGACGCGAATGCCGTCGGGTTGTGGCGGTTTCAGTTTGTCTTCGTAGGCGCGCGCATTCTTGCGCCACGCGGGGAGTAAGTCTTTGCGAATGTCGGCGGCCCAGTCTAATTGCTGACACCACCACTCCCCCGATCCGATCCCATCGTCGGGTAAGCGTAACGCCTTGGGCTTGTCGTCGGGCATCGTCTCGAAGGTCTGCTGTGGCAGGGTAGCACGATTGCAACGGTCACCGCAGGAAGTTTCAGCGCCGATGCCGCGTCACGGGGAGACGCGGAACGACGGGAAAGGAGAATAACCCGTCTCATCGGCACCGTCAGATTACTACTTCCACGTCAGCCGCGATCGGATCGGCCCGTTGCGAATTTCATTCACCAGATGCCCGACGGCTTTCTTCGGCAACGGCGGTTTCTCAAACGGCTTCGGACTCGGCCGGGACATCGCCCCCACACGCAATGCTCGCAACGGTTGATCGGTGGGGGAGTCCAAGACATTCTCCGGGTCACTCGGATCGCTGACGGCATTCGTGAGGGAACGAATCAGCGCGACACACGACGGATCGATCGTGAGCCACGGCCGGCCATCCGGTCTCGAGCCGAGCAATTCCCCGACGCGCGTCCAGCCTTGCAAGTCATCAAACGCGATCTGGCGAATCCGGATGCCATTGTGGCGGAAGGTATCGGCGCGGGTTTCCCCGTCATCGTCGCTCGTTTGCGTGCCGACCATTTGCGCTTTCAATGCGGCGGTGTAGCTCACGAGCTCGATGCGCAGCGCCTTTGTCTTGAGCCTGATGTCTCTGGCCAGATCCGCAATCAAGCCACTCGGTTTCACGAGTTCCGCTTTGACGTGCATCGACGTATCGGGGAACACCATCCACCATAAGCAGACATGCTGGCCGCCGTAGTGGAGCGAGCGAAACCACGTCACATCCGGACGGGAGATCATGCGACGGACCGCACATGCAGCGCGGGATCGAACGTCGGGAAATACTGATCGACAATCGCGCTCCAATCGCCTTCCAACAGTTGCCGGCGCCGATCAGGATCGAGCAGATACAAACGCTCCTCATACGATCCGAAGCCCCCGTCCGAATCCATGAGATGCATGTTGTCAAACAGAGACGACGGAATGAAGCGATACGTTTCAGGCCGATAGCGCGGGTTGCGCGTCAGATCGACTTTCTTCGTGATGAAGTGATCGACGCAGTCTTGATGCGACGGCCCGCCTGGATTCGTGGTGAGAATCATCCGGCCCTTGCGGCCGATTTTCGTATCGTTGCGCACGCGCGATTGAATGCCGGTGATTTGTTTCCACCGGAGCAACGTCGCTTCGTCGCCCAGGAACAGGTCATATTCCTCGCTGAGATACTTCAACTCGGAACCGTCCTCTGCCGCATGCCCGAAGATGATCTTGCCGCCCGTCGTGCGGAACGTCGCGCACGGCGGCTGACTCGTCACCTTGATCGCTTTGTCGTCTCCGATGGCTTCGCAGAGCCTGACCGCTTCGCCTTCGATTTTGTCGAGATGCGACCGGCGCAATTCTTCCAGTTCGCGCCGGATCACGATCGCGCGGTAGCCGTCGCGGGGACTGAACAGGCATTCCGCGATCGCTTCCCATCGGGCCGACATGGATTTGGCCCCGCCCGCACTCCCGCCCCAGAGAATATTCGACACGTCGGAATCACGCGTCTCATGCAGGGTGACGCCCTTCGGGGTCGGCGTGTAGAGCCAGCGCGTGCCTTTCTCATAGGCGTTGTGCGGTTGCGCTTGTGCGCCCGTCGCCGTGAACCCGACCCCGTAGCGAAATCGATCGGTATCTAAAAATTGCGCGACTTCGGCGGGACTGTAGCCGCGTTGCAGCATCCAACTCGACCAATGCGCTTCGGTCCACTCGGCCACTGGCGGCCAGGATGTGAAGCCTTTCGGCGGAAGGAAGCGCACGCGCCCAGCGGCATCGCGCGGCAGGACATCGATCACGGGACGTAGAGTACCACGTTCTTGAACAGTATCCCACCTACTCGAAATCGTAGGGATCGCGTCCGCGTAGCGCGTCCCACAGCGTCGCACAATAGCGAGCCGCGCGGAGTCGCCAGACGCGAAGCTGGCCGCGCCATGTGAGCACGACCGGCTGATACTCGCTGGCCGCCGTGCTGAACAGTTCTCGATTCAGATCCGCGAGGTGCGACTGCTTCGCCGCTTCCAACTTCGCCGCGATCAGATCGAACGACTCGCTTCGTGTCGGCGCGATGAATTCTCCCCCGACTCTGTGGATCATGGCGTCGTATCTTTCGTGCGCAAGTGTTTCCGTCGAAAGCCGAGCGGGGTTTCATCCCCAAAGAAATCGAGTGGCTGTTTCAGAATGGTTTCGTCATACAACGGCGCTTCGATCGGTTCCACGATCGGCGCGAGCACTTCTCGAAAGACGCGTGCCACAAACGGCGGCTGATCGATCCGCGCCAGTTCGCCGTCCGTCTTCCAGGTTCTTGTTGGGCCACCGGCCGGGTTTGTTTCGAGAATTTCCTTGATGCCCAACTGCTTCAGGAGGAAGGGCCGCAGTTTCCAACTGGTGAGGCCGTCGGGTTCCACGAAGTCCGGTTCCACGAGAAAGACGAGTTCTTGCGTCATGCGTCTGAGCCTTAGATTAGCCCTTGACGTGCGGGCCGTCAAGTGATTATCATTATACCTATTGATTATCAGTTTTCTCGTGAGAGGGATTGACCCCGCGCTCTGGCGGCGTGTCAAGGCTCGTGCGGCAATGGAAGGGCTCAGTCTGCGGCGCGTGGTGCTCGCGTTACTCGCCATGTATGCCGATGGGCTCAAACTTCGGATTAAGAAAGCGAGTTAAGGCTCATGGCAGGTTATTATCCATCCGACTACCTCGAACCCAACGACCCGCCCGACACCGATCCCGCACACGGCGCCCGCGTGAAAGAACAACTCGATGACGACGATCGCCCGATGGTGCTCTGCGGCTGGTGCTGTGCGTTGATGTCCGAAGGGAGTCAGCCGACCTCACATGGGATCTGCGCTAACTGCGCCGAGAAAGTGTTTGGCGCGTAATGCCGCCAGCGAATCAGCCGCATAAGCGGTATCTCGGCGACGGCGTGTATGTGGATTACGACGGGTATGGACTTGTCGTGACCACGGAAAACGGGATCGATGTGACGAACACAATCGTATTCGAGCCGGAAGTGTATGCCGCGCTCGTGGCATACGTGGCCCAGTTGAAGACAGGGGAAGTGTAAATGCTCTTGCAGCCCGCGTCGTTGGCGACGTCGCATCTGAAAGCGGCTTTCTTCGGGACGGGCGGAAGCGGAAAGACGTTGACGTCGATCCTGATGGCGATCGGCTTGTCGAAAGAACGCCACCAGCACGCGCCGATCGCGTTTGTCGATCCGGAAGGCGTCGAGGAATTCGTCGCGCCGATCTGCGCGGCCGAAGGCGTGCCGCTGGTCGTGCTCCGCAGTCGGACGTTTCTCGACATGCGCAACGCGCTCACCGAAGCAATCGACGTGAAGTGCTGCGCGTTCGTGGTCGATCACTACGACGGCATTTTCCGCGAATTGACGGAAGCGCAGAAAACCAAGACCGGCTTTGAAGGCAAGCGCTTGCCCTACCATCATCGCGAAGACTTGCAGATGATTTGGGACGACTGGGTCCGCACGTTCCGACTGGCGCCGTTGCATTGCTTGTTCAACGGGCGACTCGCCTGGGAATGGGGCGACGATGAAGACGACGAAGGGAACGCCGTCAAAGTGAAGCTGGGGACGAAAATGCGCGGGGAGTCCGACGCTGGGTATGAGCCGAACCTGCTGATCGAAATGGAACGACACGAACATTTCAAGCGCGACAAAGTCTCGAAAAAGAAAACCGGGGCGATTACGCACGTCGCCCGCGTGCTGAAAGATCGACGGCTAGCACTCAACGGCTTGTCCTTCGAGTGGAAGGATCTCAATGCGTATGCGCCCGGCGCCTACAAAAGCGTCTACGACAAGCTGAGTCTCCATCTCGGGCCGGAACCGCAAGCGGTCGATCCGCGCGTGCAGCAATCGAGCGCGATTCTGTTCTCCGCGCCGAAAGGGGAGAGTGCGTTTGTCGAACGGTTGAAGCGCGTCACGATTGCCGGCGAAGACTTCAAAGCGACGTTGCAAGTGCTCTGGCCGGGCACGACGAATGACGCGAAGGCGTGCCACGCGGCGGCGATCGAAGCGATCTTCGGCGTCCGATCGTGGGCGGCCGTGGAAGGCATGGAACCGGATCGGATCGAAGAAGGCGCACGGGTGTTGCGCGGGTATGAAGCGTCGGTGGCGGGCGGGCAGGCGATTGCGGCCACACGCGCCAGTGTGATCGCGGATCTGTTGATCACGCAGACGGAGCGGAAGGAAACCCAAATCACATGACGCCGGAGGAACACGAGCACGTTCAGCGATTGGAAGGGAAGGTGAAGCGCTATCGCAATCGGATCGCGTTGCTCAAAGAGGCGTTGATTACCGCGAAGCGCGTGATTCGCGACTGGCAGCACATCGAGAACGGCGGGGAAGCTGCGGAGGACGTCTGGCGTCTGTATCAGTCCTCGCCGGAGATGATCCAGATCAACGCGGCGATTGCGCGGAACACGGAGACGGAGTGAACGCGCAACCGAAACCGAAGTCGTATCTGCTCACGAAAGCGAGGCACGATCGCCGGGAAGCGTCGTTGTCGAAAGCGGTCAAGCGCGCCGTCATGGAGCGGGATGGTCGCACCTGCCGGGTGTGTTTCAAGCGCGCGGCGCACGTCCACGAATTGCATTTCCGCAGTCTCGGCGGCGTCGTATCGCTCGAGAATTCGATCGCGGTCTGCGTGCGCTGTCATGCGCAGTTACAAGCGAATGCGCTGATTCCCATCGGTCGAGCCACGGGACGCATGCGGTTTCTGGACAATGCGCGCGGGCGCACACGGTGAGACATGCGAGACACCGACGCCGCACGATCCTGGAGCTGAGTGTGAGACGCGCCGCGAAGCAAGACGGCAATCAAGCGGCGATCGTGGCCGCGCTCCGGGTGCGCGGCGTGATCGTGGTGGACTTGTCGCGGTTAGGGTTTGGCGTGCCGGATTTACTCTGCGGCTGTCACGGACGGACGGCGCTCCTGGAAGTGAAATTGCCGCAATCGGACTACGTCGCGGGCGGGATCGCCGGGAAAACCAGACGCGCCGTGAGCGACTACGATCCGCAGTTTGGCTTCACGCCCGATGAAGTCGAGTTTCACGCGCGCTGGCGCGGGGAACCGATCGTGACCGTGCGCAGTGTCGGCGATGCGTTGAATGTGTTCGGGTTGGACTAACGGCGTTCATTGGAGGAATCAGGCATGAGTTACGCGGCGACGATTCAGCAGTTGAAGAAAGAAATCAGTCTGCGGCAGGCGGCGATTAGCGCGATCGAAGCGGCGATCGGATCGACGGAGCCAGCGCCAACCCGAGCGCCGAAAGCCACGCATCGAAAACGGTATCTCCGCAAAGGGAAGCCGGTTGCACGCCAAGCCAAACCCGAGCGCACCGCGAAGCGCACGCGGCCGGCGAAGGTGCAGGACGATGATATTTTGCGCACCTTGGAATCGTCGGTGATCGAGGCCGCGAAGTTACTCGGGGTGAGCTCGCAGACGATCTACAAGCGGCGCGCGGCCTTGCAACAGGCCACGGAAGCGGCCTCCCATGCGAGCCGTGACGGGGACCGCGCGACGGACGACTTCCGCGTAGACTGAATCTGATCGGCGCGAGATTATTATGTCTTGCGGGTAACGGGGAGAGGGAACTCGATCGACCCACGCGATCGCAGGTGTTGAGCATTTGTGACGTGAAGGGGAGCATTGAAAACGCTCACGACCGGGCGCTGAACGTTGCGCTAAGCTCCGGGCCGGAACGAGATACGATCGAGATTGCTCTCCCCCCGATCGCTGTTTTTTTCTATCGTGCAAGTTTGCTTGACACCCTCTCACGCGCGGGCGTAGTGTCAGAATTTCGTCCCTGCACGACCTGGCCGCATGGCCGTCCCTGCACTACCGCCCCCTAGAGTCATTGGGCGTCAGACGCCCCGTTCAGGTATTCCCCGTGTGTTCCTAAATCGCCGGTTGTTCAAAAGTGAACAGCCTTTCTGTTTTTGGCTCATTACAGTAACGGGCTTGACTCCCTCCCCTCTTTTCGGCTTGACTTGTAATGAAAAATCATTACAGTAATGCCGGGTAATCGGACGGCCCATGTATAACAAGTTGTTCAGTAAAATCCTCGACTCATCGGTCTGGTTAGAGCCCACCGCTACAAGAATAGTTTGGATGACGTTTCTGGCCGTGATGGACGAGGCGGGCTTTGCTCAGTTCGCGTCGGTCGCCAACGTCGCCCATCGGGCGCGCGTGAGCCTGGATGAAGCCAAAGAAGCCGTCGGCAACCTCGAAGCGCCCGACGAAAATTCCTCCGATCCGGAGTTTGAGGGACGGAGAATCGAGCGCGTGCAGGGCGGCTGGATGGTGCTTAACGCTGGTAAATACAAGGACTTAGTGACGCGTGCTGAAATGCAGCGATTGAATCGTATCCGGGTGCAACGGTTCCGTGAGAAGAAGAAGAATGGTAATGGTAGTGTAATGGAGGGTAATGGTAGTGTAATGGATGGTAATGATGATGTAACGGACGGTAACGCGCCTGTAATGAATGGTAACGCGAAACAGGCGTTTGGTAATGGATCGGTAATGCAATCAGACACAGACATAAATACAGAAGCAAGATCAGACACACAGGTGATCGGAGAGAGATCTGCGATCAAAGAAAAACAAGACCTGAGACAGAAGCACCTTTCGTCCGCTGACGCGGACTTTGCAACGTTTTGCACGGCCTATCCGGCCTCTCGACGGATTACGGGCAAGAAAGGCCGGACCGCCTTCCAGTCGGCGGTCTTGGGAAAAAACGGCACACACTTCGCGATGATGCTGGAGGCGTTAGAGCAACAGAAGCGCTCTGAGCAATGGCAAACCACGAAACTGATTCCGCTGATGACGACGTGGCTGAGTCAAGAACGCTGGAATCAAGTGCTTCCTGAACCCGCCAAATTCGGCACCCATCCACGGACGGCCGGCAATCAAGCCGCGCTTGAACGCTTCGCCAAAGGCGGGCGGTCGTGACTCCCGCCGATAAACCTCGTCTCGCGAGGATTCTCGCCGTCCTAGGCGATTACTTTGCGGAACCCATCTCTGACTTGCGCGCCGAAGCGTATTTCTTGGCGCTGGCCGATTTACCCATCGAGCAGATCGAACGCGGCGCCGCGCTCGCGCTCAAAGAGTCGAAGTTTTTTCCGCGTGCCGCCGAATTGCGCGAATTACTCCTGGGGTCGGCCACGGACGAAGCGGAACTCGCGTGGATGCAGTTATTGCAGGAGGTTCGTCGTGTCGGGTATTACCGGACGCCGGTGCTGCCCGAAGAAACGCTTGCGGTCGTGAATGGGTTGTGGGGCAGTTGGCAGACTGCGTGTCAGACCATGCCCGGCGAAGGCCAGGAATTACTGAATTGGGCCAAAGCGTTCAAGCAAACCTATCTCGCCCGGCACGCCGCACTGACGAGACGCGCGTTACCGATCGACCAACCCCGACTCTTAATCGACAGCGACGATGAGTGACTTCGCGATCTCCACCGCTGATATCGAACGCGGCATTGTGCGCCGACTGAACGACTACACCAACCGGGAACGGCCCCAACTCAGCGCGACGGGCACCGACAACTGCGTCTGGTGTGGCTTGCGGGCGCGTCATGGCCCAAATCTCTGTAGCGAGTGTCAGTCGTATCATCGGCGGTTGTTGGAGAAATATCCCGACGAAGCACGACGGGCACCTGTGGCTCGAGCCACGGAAACAGCGCCGATGACGCGGTTAGCGCGGAGCACCCCGCCCTGGATGCCCTTCAAGGAACCCGCATGAGCTACGACGACAACCAAAACAACGCCGTGCTATTGAAGTGTAGTTTGTGCGGCAAAGCGTTCTATGCGACTCACGCCGATGCGACTCAGAAGGGTTGGGTGTGCCTGAAATGCCGCTCGCTTACGCCGACTTCCTGAACTCCAAAAAGCGGGAGCAGTCGGGCATCGGGCCGATTGACGCGCCGATCGCGCCGGAACTCTACGAGTGGCAAGCGGCGATCACGCGCTGGGCTGTGCGGAAAGGCCGGGCCGCGTTGTTCGAGGATTGCGGGTTGGGGAAAACGTTTCAACAGATCGCGTGGTTGAAGGCGCTGAACGTGCCGGCGATCATCCTCGCGCCTCTCTGTGTCGCGGAACAGACCGTCGCGGAAGGCGCGAAACTCGGCGTGCCGATTACCTACGCGCACGATGAATCGGACATCCGCACGCCGATCACGATCACGAACTACGAACGGCTCGATCGGTTCGATGTGGATCGGTTCGAGGCCGTCGTGCTCGATGAAAGTTCCATACTCAAAAACTTCGAGGGGAAAATCCGGACGGCCGTGATCGACCGCTTCGCCCGCACGCGCTACCGGCTCTGTTGCACGGCCACACCCTCGCCGAATGACATCGCGGAACTCGCGAACCATGCGGAATTTCTCGGCCTGATGACGCGGGCGGAATTTCTCGCGACGTGGTTCGTGAAAGTCGATGAAGGGCACCGGACCACGGATCATCACGGCTGGCGCATGAAAGGGCACGCCGTGACGCCGTTCTATCGCTGGATGGCGTCGTGGGCGATTGCGTTGCGGCAACCGAGCGATATCGGGTTCGATGATGATCGGTTTTTGCTCCCGCCGTTGACGTTCCATGAAGTCGTGACGGACGGCTACACGCAAACGGACGCGCTGTTTCCGGAACTCGGGCTCTACGGCCTCAGTGGGCGGTTGCGGGCCCGACGCGGCTCGCTGGACGCGCGTGTCGCGGCGGCCGTGCGCTTAACGGAACGGGGCGGCCAATGGATGCTCTGGTGTGGCTTGAATCCGGAAAGTGAAGCCTTGGCCGCGGCGATTCCCGATGCGGTGGAAGTGACCGGATCGGATGCGTATGCCGACAAAGTGGGCGCGGTGCAAAAGTTTCTCAGTGGGGAGACGCGCGTGCTCGTGAGTAAGGCGCGGATTCTCGGGTATGGGTTGAATCTGCAATGCTGCCATCAAATGGCGTTTGTCGGGATCGGGGATTCGTTCGAGCAGTATTACCAGGCCGTGCGCCGCTGCTGGCGCTATGGGCAACAGCATCCGGTGGAGGCTTACATCATCGTGAGCGATGCCGAGCGCGGGATTGTGGCGAATGTGCAACGCAAAGAGGCGCGACACAACGACCTGAGCCAGACCCTGTTGGAACACATGCGCGATTTTGAAAGGCGAGAGGTGATTGCGTGCTAGGTGACGTTTATCGCGGCGACGATTGGACGCTGATTCACGGCGACTCGTGCGAAGAACTCCCGAAGCACGTTGCGGACAACTCGGTCGATCTCAGTTGCTATAGCCCACCCTTCCTCTCGCTTTTTACGTATACCGCGTCCGAGCGCGACATCGGGAATTGTTCGACGCGGGAAGAATTCTTCGCCCATATGAAATTCGTGATTCTCGAACTGTTGCGCGTCACGAAGCCGGGCCGGAATACCTGTTGCCACATCGCGCAGGTGACGAGCACGAAAAGCACGCACGGCGTGATTGGCTTGATCGATTTGCGCGGCATGATGGTGCAGGCCTTTCTCGAGTGCGGCTGGATCTACCACGGCGATATCTGTATCGACAAAGATCCCCAGGCGCAAGCGATCCGCACGCACTCGAAAGCGTTGCTGTTCGTGCAGTTGAAAAAAGACAGCTCGTGGTTGCGGCCGGCGCTGGCGGATTACATCCTCGTGTTTCGGAAACCGGGGGAGAACCTCGTGCCGATTCATCCCGACTTGACGAACAACGAATGGATCGAATGGGCGCGGCCGATCTGGTATGGCATTTCGGAAACCGACACGCTGAACGTCGCGGAAGCGCGCGACAGTGACGACACGCGGCATATCTGCCCGCTCCAACTCGGCACGATCGAACGGTGCATCCGACTGTGGAGCAATCCCGGCGAACTTGTGCTGAGTCCGTTTGGCGGGATCGGATCGGAAGGCTATCAGGCGGTGCTCTCGGGTCGGCGCTACTTCGGCGTGGAACTGAAAGACACCTACGCGCAGACGGCCGTCAAGAATTTGCAGAATGCCGAGCGGCTGAAAACCCAAGGCACGTTGTTCGCGGAACCGGAGCCGGTCGCATGACGGCCGATCCACGAGACGCGCTGATCGCGCAGCTCCAGCAGGAGCGGGACACGCTCCGATCCGAATTGCAGATGGCCTACGGCACGATCACGGCACGCGGGGAAGCCTACGACATCGCCGACCGGCTGTATCAAGAGGCCGAAACTGAAAACAGGCAGTTAGAGCAGCGGGTGATCGCGCTCACCCTCGAACTCGAAAGTGAAAAGAACTTGAAAATGCAAAGTGATCCGAAAACTTCGGCGCGCGTGGGAGAGCAGCCGTCGAGTGCACATGGGGATCTACCGCAGCGAGCAACAGGCCCGACCGAACGCCTGTATCACGAGATCGCGTGTCCGTCGTTGACGAAGCGCGGCCCCTGCACCTGCACGCCGGTGATCGTGGTGGACGGCAAATGAGTTTCCACGTTCCCGAAGGCGGGCGCGATACGACGCATCCGACACTCGGCACCACGACGGCCGATGGTAACAACGGTGCGTTCTCGGTCGCGTCACCAGAGCCAGGTTGGGTGCTCGCACTGATTTGCTCCGACTGTTCCGATCCGACGTTCGCGGAAAACGAAAAGTGGGAACACGTCAGCGTCCATGCGTGGAAAGGGCACGACGGCCCGACGTTGAAACTGCGGACGCCGACGTGGAAGGAAATGGCCTTCGTGAAGGATCTCTGTTGGGACGATGAGGACGTGGTGATGCAACTCCATCCGCGCCGCAGCGAATACGTCAACCAGCATCCGCACGTCTTGCATCTCTGGCGGCCGTTGTTCACGGCGATCCCGGAACCGCCGAGTCACTACGTGGGGATCAAGTGAGCCCGTTAGCCGCGAAGCTTGTCGATCTGATTGCGAATGGCGTCACGCGCAAGCGGTGGATCTACTGGCCCCCAGGTCCGATGCTTGGGCAGGTGTTTGATCGGGAGCAATGCGCGAAGGACGTTGACGAACTCGTCACAGCAGAACTTGGAAAGTTAGAGCAGCGGGTGATCGCGCTCACCCCTCCGCCCGCGTTGCTGAAACAACTCGGGGAGCAGATTCAAGACTTGCGACGGATGCGGTTCTTTCGGTGCTCGACCAACGGTTGCAAGACGGACGCGCCGACGTGCGAAGCCTGTCTGTTTCTCGCCGGGTTGACGAACACGCTCGAACAATTCGCCGCGCTGGACGCGACGAAGGCCCCCCATGACGGAGACACGCGCCAAAAAGTTTCGGGATAGTGAGCTGGACGGCTTCACGCCAGGTGAACAGCGGGGCATTCGGCGGGAGGCCCGACGCTTGCGGTTTACGCGCGGCGTCTGGCGCCGGCAGTTGCGGGCGTCTTGGCGCGGCGTCGTTGCGCGCGTATCCGGGCATAGGCTCGATACCCAGTGACGCACACCTCACAGCGGCAATCGTGATTGCGATAGCAGTTCGCCCCATGCTTCCACGGCCCGGCTGTCGTGACCTGGGCTTTGCCGGCCAGTCGGTGCTCGAGCGCGGCGATCCGGGCTTCCAGGGCCGATACCCCCAGAACCGCCACAGATGCCCCAGGAACGACGATCGGTTCTGGGGTAGGCTCAGGGATGGCTGGTTGGCCGTTCGTCGTTCTGGGGTGCGTTCTGGCCCATTGGGCGTGCCGGCAGGCTGGCGAGCAGAACCGGGACCACGGCCGGAGGGCGGGATAGGGCTCGTGACAGGTCTCGCACAGGCGTTCAGTCGGGGTCAGGGGTTCAGTCATGCCGGGACGCTAGCACGGATGCGTCGTCAACGCAATGCAACGCAATGCGGCCCTAGCACTAACGCGTTAGCAACGCAAGCGCAATGCGTGACCATGGAGAATCGTGCCAAGAAAACGCTCGTCCCCCTGATTGAACGATTCGTTGATAACGCAATACAACGCAAGTGTCTT